CATTCTTCGATAGGTTTCTGCATCAGCAGCAGCAATAGGAGTAGAAGCTTCCATAGCAGCCTGGACAATAGCAGAGCCTGCCATACTAGATGCACCCATACCTCTAGCAGCTAGACGTTGTTCAGCAGTCCTGATAGCACCAGCAGCAAAAGCAGGAACTTTACCGCCTTCAAACTGCTGCATGAGATTGGCCAATTGACCTTGAACAGTCGAATTGGGATCTACTTCACCCTTAGCTGGTTCAACGTAATCAGTCAGACCTTCTTGACGGGCAGCTTGAATTTGTGTCTTTGCAACTTGATCTGCTACAACAGCGGCTTGATATGATTCAGCTTCTGTCTTAGGCTGGGGTAAAGCAGTCGTAACTTGAGCTTGAGCGGCTTCCACATTGTATTTGGTAGGAGTTACAGCATACTTATCTGCATTAAGAAATTCATCGGGCTTAGCTTGATAGTTAAGCAACGATAGCTGAGTACCTTCAGGGAGTTCTGGAGTTTCAGCAAGATCAGCTAACTTCCCAGTAGGAGTAACTTGACCATACGGATCTGCATAAGAAGCCTTAGATCCTGTTGCAGCTAAGAAACGATCTGCATCTCTAGGATCTTCAAAGCTACCCATGAACCCTACGCTACGAGTAGTGGCCCTCTTACCTAAATTATCAATGACAGTTTGAAGATTAGCGATAGCAGGATCATCAGGTGATGTAGCACTCTTAGCAGCATTTACAGCAGATGTCAAGTCAAAAGTTGTAGGAAGATCCTCACCGCCTAATAAATCTTCACGAATATTACCTGTTTCTAGCTGATAAGGTTTCAACAAACCCTCTAGCTCTGTAGCTTTTGCTTTAGCTTGAGTAGCTGGAGTATCCTCAACCGTTGTTGTACTAGCTTGTTGACCCTGCTGCTGTAATTCAACAACCTTACGGAACTGATCATAGTAAGCAGCTTCATTATCCACTGGATCAAGTTGACCTAGTTTAAGCTGTTCTTCTTTTAAGTTGTTAGCATAATTAGGGTCGTTTGGATCTATTGCCATTAGGTTTTCCTTAGCGGTTTTGGCCCATTAAGCCTTGAGCAGCAATTCTTTGTCGTAAGATATCACGAGGGTCAATAGAGGTAGGACCGAGAGCGCTTGGGGCAGCAGCAGCTTGACCTTGAGCAGCGGGTCTAAAGGCTTGCGTCTGAGCAAACTGAGCAGCCGCTTGTTGAGTACCGGCTGGTTGAACACCAGCAGCTTGCATCATAGCAGCACGAGGGGTAGCCTGAGCAGCCAATTGAGCTGCCTGTCGTTGAGCTAGAGTATTAGCTTGTTGACCAACATCAGTCACTTGACGAGAGATCTGCTCACGACCAGTCATACCAGCCTCCATAGCTTGTGCTCTTTGACGTTGTGCTTCACGTTGATATGCCTGAGCTGCCTGTTCTAGTTGTTGAATGTTCTGACCTACACCAGAAACCGCACCAGTGATATCTTGAATACCACCAGTAAGTTGAGTGCCTAGTGCTTCTTGACCACCCATCAATCCAGCTTGACCAGCGAATAATGTTTCGGGTTGACCTTCAGCAGCAGTGCCAATAGCAGCTTGTTGAGCAGCCTGAGCAGAAGCTAGAGCTTCCTGACCACCAAACAAAGTTTGATCAGGAGCGGTCGGAGCACCAATTGCCCCGGAGATGCCAGAAACATCCGTACCTACGCCGCTAATATCTTGAGCCAAACTTACTTGCCCACCCATTAAACCTGCTTGACCAGCCATCAATCCCTCTTGACCAGTCATAAGACCTTCCTGGCCCGCCATAAGACCAGTTTGACCAGTCATAAGACCCGTTTGACCTGCTCCTAAACCAGACACTTGCTGTTGCAAAGGCGTCAGTAGAGCACCAATATCTGTAGTCTCTGCGGGTGTTGCACTAAGTGCTTGCATCCTTACAGGTACTCCACCTCTTTTTGCTTCTTTATACCCATGCAAAGCATAATGTTGATAGCCACTCGTCAATCCCCCCGGAGCAGCAACAGCTTGGGCAACGTCTGGATTTGCTTGTAAGTAAGCCGCTTCTTCTTCAGCAGTAAACATTATTCTATCCTTTATCTAGAGCTTTGTCAAGCTTATCTTCTACACGATGAAGTGCATCCATAACCTGTCGCATATCATCTCTAACTTCTGTACGGGTAGCATACTCTTCACGAGTTTTATTTAATAGTATATCAATACGTTTTATCTCAGCAACCAAACTACGAAACCCCCAAAATGCTGGGGCGATAATTAAAGTCAGTACAATATTCCAAAAAATTACAGGTGAGATATCCACAAATCATTTCCTAGCTTAACCGTAGCGAATTAACTATTTTCTGTCTCAGTTGTTACTGCTGAAGATTCAACGACTGCAGCGTCTGTAGATTCAATCTCAGTTGTTACTGCTGAAGATTCAATCTCTACAGGATCAGGTAGATCACTCACAACCCAATCAGTGCCATCCCAGTCAACAGTTTGCGTATCAGCATCGTAGGACGGGCGATCAGCGACCTCAGTATATGGATGCGTAGGATCGTCTAGGTTTTCTAACACCGCCTCCGCAGTATAAGTTAAACCATTTGTCCTGCGAACCCGATACGGCATCGCTGTAACTGGATAACCATTATTTAAACTATACATAACCATTTAGTAAATCCTTATAAATTAGGCCCCAACAACGTATGAAAATTCTCCTGCGGCCGTAAAAGTAGTAGTAACACCGTCTACAGTAACAGTTATCGCGCCGTTTTTTCCGTTGTTCGAGGCACCGCCATATCCCGCCAAAGAGCCGGGGTAATTAGCGTCACCAGAGTTTGCTACGGCACCTCCAGTTGCACTAGAGCTACCGCCGCCTGAGCCGTCGCTACCCTGGGTATTTGTAGTTGAAGACAACTCGGGAGAAACGTATCCGGAGCCGCCCGCACCATCGCCGCCATTGCTTTGAGCGCCCCCGCCACCGCCGCCAAAATATCCTCCTCCGCCGCCACCGCCGGCGCGGTTGCCAACACTAAATCCGCCATTTCCGCCCTGAAGTGCGCTGCCGCTTGTAGCGTTTCCGCCTCCGGATGCGCCACCGGCCGATTGGCTGCCTCCAATTCCGGGGTTACCTCTGAGGCCATTTCGGCCAGTGGTTCCCCCGCCTCCGCCACCTCCGCCAGTTGTTGAACCTCCGGTGTATGTGGCCCCCCCACCACCGCCGCCGGCAATAATGATAGCGTTGGCGTGGATTCGTGATCCGCTGAACACCCCGCTAAAGCCGCCGCCAGCAGCGGCTTGTTGTTCTATTCTGTAGCCATCGCCGCCGCCGCCATAGGCGCCTGCCGAAATTGGCTGATCATTTGACCCGGTGGTGCTCGGACCGCCAGACCCAACGGTTAAAAGAAACTCAGTTCCAACACCGACACTGATAGTTCCCGAGGCAAAACCTCCTCCACCGCCTGCACCCTTCCGGCCAGCATCATCTTCAGAGCCACCGCCGCCGGCTCCCCAAACTTTGAAAACGACATCTTTTAGCAAGCCCCAAGTTCCGTCATTGAAATTTTGTGAAACAACATCGCTGTTCAAATTCCAAACCGACGAAAAACTGTGATTTTTGGCTGGGTCAACCCCTCCGATAATTCGAGCCATTTAACTGATTTCCTCATAGCTAATTGTGATATCGCAATCGGATGCTGCCGATGCTAAAGCCGTGATAGATTTATCTTCTAATAAATAAAACGATGAATTTTTATCAATAATGACAAGTGAACTGTCGGCGGGAATCAAGACAGTCTTAGCAAAAAATTTGTCAGTGCCTGCGCCAGCAGCAGCAGAGTTTATAGCCACTGAAACATCGACGTTATTGGTTCCGTCAATATTTGAACAAATGACTGTATTAATCTTAAATACTTTTCCAGACGAAGCCGCATTACTTACGATACTTGCAGCACTTGTAGTTAATGTAGCTGTTGCCGTTTCACCGTTAATTGTACTTACATTAACAATATTTGGGTTTGCCATCTTTTACTCCTAACCGAAAACGATGGCCATTGCGATGGCCTTACCCGTTGAGATACCAGCACTCGCAGCAACAGTCTGTTTAGACCCGTCAGGGAATATTAAACCGTTGCCTGTAGTGGTAATTCTCATGTTGCCTGTTACTTCTAGCGAAGTTCCAGATGTCACAGTAGATGTATTAATACCTACACTGGTGGTAGTGATCGTTATCGCACCGATTGACGATGCGCTGCCTGTAACCGTAACATTTGTTGCACCAATTGTAGTTGCAGTAATAGCACCAGATACGGTAAGATTACCTGTCACTGTAGCAGATGTGCTAGTAAAGGCTACCGCACCGACAGTAGATGCGCTGCCAACAATGGTAATATTAGACGCTGTAATATTAGTGGTTACAGTAAGTGCATTAACACCAGTGACATTGTTAGAATCATCAATGATGACACCAGAGTTATTTAAGTTTGAACCTCCAGTACCGTCAAATCGCGCAACTGCGTTATCTGTTGCAGTACCTGGGCCAGATACATCACCGTCACCAGCATCACCTTTGTCACCAGTCAACATGAGGTCAACTAATAACGAATCACCACTTGTAAATGGTGCGGCCCCACTTGCGCCTTTATTAGCAACAGTTAGCTTTTGATAACCAGAAGCATTTGTAACTGCTGTCACACTGTACTGGGCAAATACTTCTGGGAAGGTAGCTTTACGAAGCGTAACAGTACCGAGGACACCAGAAGGGTTGTTACCACCTGACAGCAAAGAAATAAACGCAGTCATATCAGCACTGCTGAGAGCGTCTACATTATCAATAAAGATTGTTGTTGCTGCTGTTGATGAAGCATTGTTAAGTCTAATATTACCGTTACCTGGGTCTGCATCAGCGGTTGCCCCACTAAATGTGTAGGACATAGCTGAACCTGGATCAAAGATATTCGTGACGCCAGTGATTGATCCACCAGTAATATCAACATTCCCGGAAATCATCTTGGTAATTGTTACTGCTGTAGAAGTAAAAGTAGCAGCACCAATTGATGATGCACTGCCTGTAGCGGTGATGTTACTTACACTAATAGTGGATGCACTAATGTTTCCTGCTACAGATAAGGTAGAGGCTGTGATAGAACCAGAGACGGACAGATCACCTGTAACAGTAGCCGAGGTAGATGTAAAGGCAACCGCACCAATGCTAGATGCGCTACCAGTGACAGTTACATTAACTGCTGAGATAGTCGAGGCTGTGACAGATCCAGAGACTACTAGATTCCCAGTAATGGTAGCAGAGGTAGTCGTAAATGCTACAGCACCGATTGATGATGCGCTACCCGTCACAGAAACATTAACAGCAGAGATCGTAGAGGCTGTTACAGATCCAGATACTGTTAAGTTACCAGTAACAGTGGCCGATGTAGATGTAAAAGCAACCGAACCGATACTAGATGCACTACCCGTTACTGTTACATCAGAGGCAGAAAAAGCACCAGTTACATCTAACGTACCTGTTACAGTAGCCCCTGTTGAAGTGAATGCTACAGAACCAATGCTAGATGCGCTACCAGTGACAGTAACATTAGTTGCACCTAGTGCGGTAAATGTACCAGCAGCAGGTGTTGTACCACCAATTACTGCATTATCAATAGTACCTGAGTCGATGTCTGCTGATGAAGCATTTACTACAGTGAAAGTACCAGCAGCCGGGGTCGCACCCCCGATAACCGCATTATCAATCGTACCGGCATTAATATCAGCAGTATCAGCAACGAGAGAGTCGATATTAGCAGTGCCGTCGAGATGAAGATCTTTAAATTGAAATGTAGCAGTACCAAGATCTATATCATTATTAGTAAACGGTACAATCGCGCCATCTTGGATACTAACCTGACCAACGGCTGCGGAAGATACTTCGACATAGAAATTAAGTTGATTGGTGGACGTATCTACAAAGATTAAATTGTTTTGATCGAGATCAGCGATACGATTAATAGGCGGACCTTCATTTGCTGTACCGTCGTGTTTGTGACCTGTGCTCTCATTAAATGCGGCTAAGACTTGGTTAAACTCCGCATTAAGAGGTGGAGCCGAAACGATCTCACCGTTCAGGATCTGCGCCGCTGATTGTCTACTGTAACCTGCCATGATTATCTGTATCCTGCATCTTGATAAGTGAGACCCCACCCCTGAATACTATAGGGAGCCTCCGTACCCAAAGATGTAATGACGAAACCGATAGCTCGCCCTGAACCTTGGATATTCTTTTCTAGCACTGGGCTAGAAGATCCGCCGAAGGTGAAGTCTGAATTGTACGTTCCTCCGGTGGTGAAGTAGCGCAATAGAGCGCCTCGTGTAGATAGTTCGTATGAACCAGGATTAAATTTATTAGGATCATCCCAGTCATAGTAAACGGCCATATTAAACGTAGAAGCACCTTCTGGCCGAGTATAAATAGATACTTTATGAAATATCTTGCGCCGCTCCGTAGAATCAAAGTAGAAAAATGGGGTGGCATATACTGCTAGGACATCTGAGCCATTAAAGTCGTTTCCCGACTCTTGCTTATATATGTTACCATCAACATCTCCGTGAACAATTGTTTCTACATTGTCGATTAAGTCAGATGCATTTACAAAGGATCTAATACCAAGTAGCTCTCCAAACTCCCAACCGACTCGGTTATCAGCAAATCGTAAACCACCGATAATACCTTGAGCATCTGCTTCAGCAACGGTCTCTGTAGGGAAGAAATATCTAAACTGAGACTTGTTACGAATGACAACCGAACTCATTAAATCTAAGTTAAAGTTCTCTGGTAATGCTCTCAAAAGTTGCTGAATAGGTTTAGAAACTGTCTGTAATTCAACGTCACCAATACGGGCCGTACCTTGCAAAGGTCGAATACCATCAGAAGCTAAGAAGAGTACGTCACCCCCAATTTCAATAACGCTATCCGCAGCGACACACCCAGTGTTATTTGCAACTTCAGAAAGAACAAAGTCAGAAGAATTGTTCCCTGTAACTCGTTTAATTTTATCCTTGCCAAATACAAATAACGAATCTCGGAACTTAGCGATTGCAGTAATGGGGAAGCCTACATTGATAGCTCCACCACCTGAAGCTGCCGTGTAATCTAAGTCATTGTTGGGGGCGCTAAATACTAAAAAGTTAGGAAAGATGCTCATCCCAGCAAAAAAAGTATGATTTCTAAAATCATCAACGAGAGAAGCGCTCTCTATATTAAACTCAGTAGTGTCGTGAATATAGAACCAATTTACTGCCGTACCGCCTACATTATTCTGGCTAGAAACAGACGAAGCAGTAGCTAACTCAAATGTATATGATGCGGTAGATACTACTGTTGCTACAGTGAAGTCTAAGCTATTTGCTGATTGCCCACCTAAATCAACGTTAATATTTGTGAACCTTACAGTATCTCCGGTGGCTAATCCGTGATCTGCATGGACAACAGTTACTGTAGCATCACCGTTACTGGTACTAAAAGGATTGCTTAATTGATTTTCTGTGTCAGGATCGCTCGTTCCCTGCCGATCATAAATTTGTAAAAAGGCTGCCGTGGAATGACGAACTGGTTTATTAACACCATCCACAATAACGTGAACTTCTTTTCCAGTAAAGCTGTGCTCAGTGGTTCTAAGCTTATTTACCCCAATAGCTGATCTATTTTGTATACTAGCAGCAGTAGATAAATTAACCCAACCTACCCCGCTCTGATGTTCAAAGATCGAGTAGTTCCGACTTACTGTAAAAAATATATTAGCAGCCGAACTAGAGACAGTAGAAACTGAAGCACTCGATGCGGTAAAGGTAAAAGAATCAGTCGTAGCTACAGAAGTTACCGCAAATTCTCTAGCATTTAGATTAAGTCCACCGAGACTACTAGATACGTTAGTGAAGGTTACAAATTCTCCAACTGCCAATCCATGAGCAGAAGCTGTCACAGTAACAAAAGCAGATCCAGACGTAAGTGCAATAGCACCAACAGGAAGAGTAGCAGACGTAGAGTCAATCTCGTTACGTCGGGCAGCATATACAGTGTTGTTATGAATCCAGACCCCTAGAGTTTTGCCTACACCTGGGACAGTAGGATTGTCTGAATCATATGGAGTAAAGCCATTAATACGACGGTATCCGCCGAACTGAGACACCTCAAAGTTTATCATACGAATAGCAGAGCCTGGATTGGTACCTGCTAACGTAAGAGAATCCTCGTTAGTATAAAGGCCACCTCGTGATATGATGGTTGCGTCACGAAGATTATCAGGCATTACTTTTCCCCGTGAGGGACATTAATCAAACGATTAACGCGAGTATCTCTAATGTCAGTAAATCTATTAACAAGCATTTTTCTCATGTTCTTGACGCCATCCTCAAAGCGCTGTCGAGCGATAGCGGCCTGTTGAGAATTGTCACGGAACATATAACAGTGGTACATTGCACCATCAATGACTACGTTCTTAAAACCGTCAGGAACAGACATAGTATCAGTAGCAGAGACTAAATCAGTTTGATATTTAAAATAGTCATAAGTGACAGTATATGCTTTATCAGGGACAGGGGTAAAACCTACACGATTGTCGAGGGTACGATAAACGTACTGCGGTGTATCAAAATCACCAACGACGGCATTGCCATCTCTCTCGTAGTAGCGTTGAATAAAAGTATCCCAGTTAATCTCTTTTATGCGACGAGCGTCAATATTGTTACCGTCATCTTTAGCAATGCGAAAGGAATCTAAGTCAGCGGTTTTCATATCGCTCTCTAAAGCGTATACAGCAGTACCAGTAGACATAGTGATTGTAGCTTCAGAGTGGTTAAAAGGAAACTCAAATTGCTCTTGCCCTACTTCTTGCAGACTAAAATTAATTGCATCTTTAACTTGAGCATGAAAACCAATTGTCGTAATAAAGTCAGCCGTAGTCATCTGAACTTCATTTAAACGACGAAGAGTATCATTTACAAGTGTGATAAAAGTTGTTGCCATTTATGCTGCTTTCAACCATTTAAGTGGTACATTTGAACCTAATGAAAAGGAACCTTTTTTAACACCAGCGTCTACCGTCGTCGTAAATACAGAGTTTCCGTATGCATGAAATTTAATCTTTTTATCCCTAGATAGGATTTGAATAATCTTAGTAGCTTCTTGAGCCATGCCTAAGTATTCGGCATCTGTCTGGAATTTTAAATTTCGTGCGTGATCAGTTACAAAAAGTTTAGGGTGATCATTTTTATTAATGTTATTACGATTGACATTTAGGATCATGGTCCCGTCAGTATCTTCTTTAAACCCGCAATCAAATCCTGTAATGTGTATTTCTTTATAACCTAACCATGCACATAAAAATAAAGCTTGAGCAGTAGAATTAGAACCACCTGCGATTACATTAGGAGGCATCCACACATTTGAAGAAATAGTATTAAACTTAAAAACTTTGCAGCCTTTAGCTACATCAAATACTTCAGGTTTAATTTGAGTTGAGAACAAGTAGTTTGTTTTTTTGTTTTTCCAAACTCTGTTAGGTTCGTTATCTCCTGCATCAACATGGATACAGTAATGTGGTGTAACGCCTATGTTCTCTAAATACTCTACGGTCTTAGATGCAAAGATATCCCCTTTCCAATCTTGGATAAGAGGATGGAACTCCCTAATAGTGGGACCGCCAGCACAGATTAAAACTTTGTCTTTTCTTTTTCTAGCACTATTTTTTAGTTTAGAGATCCACGGAACTTTTTTATCTTTGTTTATTTCATAATGTTTTTTTAATGTATCATCATCAATAGAACATTTAAGTGTAACTTCCATAGATACTCCTGTAAAGTCGGGGAGGCCCGTTAAGACCTCCCCTGGTTTATTTAAGCAGTGTCACGATCAACTTCGTTAGGACCAAGTTTTGCAGTCATATCGGTCATAAACGCGATAACACGAACCTGCCCAGTAGCAATAGCAGTATCACCAGCCGTTGCAATCTTAACATCAATTGTGTTAATAGCAGAAGCTGGGTTGACGGTATTAGCACCAAATGGAGCAAGACCGTTAGTGCCGATTGCTAAGAAGCCAGTGGCGGTTGCATCGCCACCGTCAATGAAGTCATCACCCGCATCAATATCAATGTCAAGGGTACAAACTGAACTGTTGACGGCAGTAATTACCTCGGCAACAGCACCGTGAACCATCGTATTAGCTGGAACGTCAATTACTTGGAAGACGTCAGAAGCCGCCAAGGCAGAACCTTTGGCAGTAGTGGCCTCAGCAAAGTCAAGAGTAAACTCAACAGTGTAAGGCATCTGAGCGCCCAGGCGGGCTTTGTGGTTAGTGGAGGTAGCAGCGCCATTAGCAACACCACCTACAGTCATATCAATAGCCATGATCTATACCCCCCTTATTCGTAAGTGTTATAGATGGCACGAACAATCGCTTCAGGACGAAGCAATTTGCGACCATACAGATGCAGACCACGGACAACATCAGAGAAACTGTCATTATCACGATAGGTCTCGACTTTTTCAATTTGTGAAGCTGTAGCAACAGCCGAATCGTGACCAGCAACGATTGCACCGAAGTTGGTTGCAGAACCGTTTGTATCAACAGTGCCTGGACCTGTACCCAATGATGGGAGGTTGTTAGACATATAGATACGGAAACCACGAACCATGCCGTCGATGATACGACCGTTACGGAGGATATCACCAGCGTCTTGGCGACCAGCGAAGTCGTTGCTCAGCAATTTGCTGTTTTCGTCGTTGAGCAATTCAGCAAACACTGGATCAACAACGAGCCAACGACCGTCACGATCAACGTTTTGTTGGTCAAGTTTACGGGCCATACGGTTGATAACCGCCAGAGGCGAGACAGCGCTTGCGTTAGCGCCAACAGGAATCGAGTCAGCCGAACCACCACCGAAGTCGGTGAAGTCCAAAGACATAGAAGCCAGAAGGCCATCAGCAGCAACTGTGCTAATAGGATCGGTGCCGGACTTGTCAGCAGCAACACGAGCAGTATCTGCATTAGTATGTAATGAAGATTGCTTGTAGCCCGTCATGTAACCAAAGATTTCTTGGTCAAACTGATCCCGCAACCGATAACCGGCACGATCAGTGGCCATTGATTCAAAGTTCACATGGGAATGTGCTTCTTCAATGTCATCAATTTTGAAAGCGAAGTAGTTAGCTTGGTCAACGACCAAGGTGTAATCTTCGTCATCCAGTTCTTGTGGGACAACTTGAGTGCCACGCGAGTAAGCAGAAACCGAGATTTCTGGCTCTTTGATGATGCGGACGGTATCGCCAAAGTTAGCGATCTCGCCAAAGTAATCGTTGTTAGTAATGTCCTCACAGATGGAGGTTTTACGAAAGGCAGTTTGGACCTTCTTGGAATAGATGATCGGCGAAAAATTGCCGTTAGGAAGGTTCGCGTATCCTGCCGCACTTCTAAATGCCATGAGTTTTCTCCTTTAAGAAAGTGCATAAAAGAGCTAACGAGGGACACTTCAAGGCTGACAAGGATAGGGTGGGAAGAAGATCCGGCCTAAATTATCAGGTAGTTGAAGGCTAGGGTTAGCCTTTGAAAGGGTGGAGGAGCCTTATTGCCCCTCTCACCAGTAAGTTTTTTAGCGGTAGTCTCTAAATAGAGAGGCGCTATTTTAGTATTGAAGTCACATTATATCAGAGTGAAAAACGCTTGTCAAGTAAAAAATTACCTTGCAGCACCAGAAATATCATATTCAAAATTACCGGAGCGAATAGCATCTTCAATCTCTTTTTCAAACTTTTCGTATTCTCGACCAGAAAGACCCTTAACGCGGGACTCTGACCAAGCTTTGCGCTCACCAGCCGGTTCATCTGAACGACGGCCACGGCTAACTGCTTTAGCAGCATCCGTATTGTTCTTCTTAGCCTTACGACCTGTTTCCGCTTTATACAAGTCGATAGCCTTAGCTGCACCTAAGAAGTCTGTATCATTGTCATATAAGGCGCTTTGAATCCACTTAGGCTGTTCGCCGACCCATTCATGGAAGGACGAGTCATTCCGAAGCTCATCAAAGTCTGGATGTAATCGAGCTAATTCAGTTTCAGCTTTTTCACGGGCAATTTTATTTTCTAGCTCTTCAACAACTTTAAGCTTTTGCTCAACTTCGCCTCGTGCTTCTTGGGCTTTTTTAGTGGCAATAGTTTCGACGATCTTTGCTACGTCTGGATATTTTCCTGCCCAGGCTTCTAACTCTTCATCAGACTTAGGTAACTTAACCTGCTTCTTAGTTAGAGCTTCAACCTGTTCCTCAAGCTGTCGCAACTTCCGATCACTATCTTCTTGAGTCCTTTGCATATGACGACGCAGATCACCATATCGTTTTTTAAATGTTTGCTCCTCAGCGTTTAGATTTTGATCGGCTTCTTCTTCTTGACGTTCCTCGATACCTTTATTACGTTCTGCCTCCAACTCAGCCAATTCTGCTTCATCTTCAGCGATGTGGTCTCGTTTGTATTTCATAGTTGCAACGCGGTCTTGATTTACTTCAGCAGTCATATTCATAGTATTCTCCTCAATGGGGGTCTCTAGTTGCCTAACACCATGTCAGGGGTAAAGAGTAGCCCGCAAATGTTAAAGTTAATTACGCAGCCATTATGCCGCCGTATTTTTTTCTGGTAATGAATCCGCCTTTTTGCAACTCTGCGCCGCCGCCGACTCCTGTATCTTCGTCATCGCCAGTATCGACACCACCAGCTTCATCTGAGTATTCTTGTTGCGCTGTTGCTTCAGCGTTTGCTGCCGTAGTGTCTGCTCCTGGTACATCAGATCCTTCAAGGGCATCTAATTCAAAGTTAGAGAGCAAACCCAAAGCTGACTTTGCGGCGGACTTTGCTTCCTTAGATCCCGTTGTCTCGACCCTACCTAAAGAATCCGCTAGATCTTGTTTTTCTTTGTCCGTGGCTACCGTATTAAACTCTTGAACAGCCTCAATTAAGTCCAGATCTCTATCAGCCATGCTTTGATATTCTGGTAGACCTAACGCTTTTCCTAAAGACGAAAAAACTCCTAGAGGACCACTAAGTAAACCTTTTTCAATCTTTCCAGCTAATTGCGTTGCAGCCTTACCAACAGGCCCAACATTTGATAAGTATCCGTAAGCCTCAGTAGGTGACATTTCATCAATAGATTTCGTACCATAATCTTCTTCATCAGCGGCCTCAAGATTCTCTAAAACTCTAGGTTCTTCTACATCTTTTGCGCCTGTATCATTCGAGGAAACATAGCTAGGATCTAATACATCACGATAACCGACCCCTGGAATATAAACTTTTGCCTCTCCACCTTCAGCAAAAGGCATGGCCATCATGCCGCTAGGATGTGGTTTGGCAATAACTAAAGTGGTTTTAACAACACCCTCTGGTGCGTCTAGGTATTCCATCTCGTCATCATCTTCTTCGACCATACCGTTTTCATCTACGTTTTCGATGATGTCAAGATCTTCCATTTGCTGTAACTGCTGTAGAGCACCTTTATGCATTTCAACAATACGCTCAAGACCAAGGTATCTTACAACATTGGCAGGTAACACATACTCTCCGGTAGACAGGTACGCTGGGATATCGTCGGCCACTTCCTCTGGTGTCGCGCCCGGAGGAGGATCAGCAGGTTCTTCATCGGACTCGTTATCATCGACAAAATTAACTTCTTTTTCAACAGAACCTCCTTCGTTAAATTTAGGCTGCTCAGGTTCACCTTCTTGTTGATCTAATGCTTCACGTTGCATACGCTCTTCCATTGTTTCACTACGAAAATTACCATCAACATCTAGGACAACATTTTCTTCTCCAGCAGAACGGGCATCCGCCGCTGCTCTTTCAAAATCATCCAGAGGCTCTCCAGGACGAGGCTGTGGGATAGGAGCAGGATCAACAGGTCTAGGAGAAGGAGTAACCATCCCTTCAATAGACGGAGACGATTCATCCAGCATTGCTTGAGTTTCTTCTTTTTGTTGAATGGGCGGTTGAGTGTCGGTGTCTTGAACTGGTCTAGGCGCAGGAGCTGGAGGAGTTTCCTCATCGCGCTCAAATAAAGATTTAACAAAATCTCCAATACGCATCATTACGTCACCATCATCATCCTTTGCAGTTTCAACAGGTTTTTCAGCAGTCTGCATATTCATCATATCTTCTGTCTGTTCAGCAACATCCTTTTGATTAACAACACTTTCTAATGTCGCTGAAACCTGCGAATCCGATAGACCCACCGGCTGCCCTGCATAAGTTCCAGTTTCTTTACCCGACTTAGGAATAGAAGCAAACCTACCCGATAATTTATTTTGGAACTCTTCTTTTGAAGTTTTACCTTCAAGATAAGAATCTACTTTAATTTCTTTTAGAATCTCTCCAAAAAGTCTATCCTGCATTTCGGGACTAAATTTCTCATTCTCACTAATGTTAAGCTTTTTTACAAGACCCTTTAATGTAGGAGAGTTAATTTGATATTTACCTAGAGCGCTGGTTCCCTGTCTCTTAGACTTCATTTGTCGGGTTCCGTAACGACCTTTAGAACTATTAACTTGCCGCCGCCCAAAATCTAAAACTTCTCCTATAGTCATTTGAGTAAGAGGTTTTTCTGGAGCTAAAAATTGGCCATAATTAAAAGGGACATCATACCCAGAAGCAAAGCCTTTTTCTCTCGCTTTTTCATCCGAAGTTCCTTCGGCCATACTTACTAAGTTTTGTAATTGTGAAAGTTGATTAGAGTCCATGATTAATCCCTTTTGAGTTCTCCGAGCGCCCTAACATCGTCTTTGATGTAGACCAATCTCTTGAGTGCTGCGATAGCACCCTGCGCCCTATGAAGGGCAACTGGATCTTCCGACTGTTCTAAGAGTTTGTGTTGCTCAGTAATCTTTACCTCTAAAAAGGTGCTAAACCACTGCTTAAACTCTGGTTGATTTACGATAGGAAAAAGCTGTCGGATATCGTCTCTTTCTCGCTCATTCATATTATTGGCCACCGCCACCTGCTTGTTGTAAGATAGCCATCAGCTCAGGAGGGATCTGCTGACCTTGACCCTGCTGAGGTTGTGCGCCCCCACCTGTAGGAGCACCCTGCTCACCTGGAACTGGAGCTTGACCAACACCAATATTACCACCGCCAGTACCCATAGGATCTTGACCAACGGCAGCTTCAGGTTGCTCTGCCGCCATCTCCTGTTGCATCTGCTGCAAAAGAATTGCTTGACGGAAAGCTTCTTCTGGACTGTTAGCTACTTTATCTACATCCAGATCCATAGTTGCGGCAATCTCTTTAATGATATAAGGGAACTTAGCAAATGGAGCCAGGACAGGGTTAGATGCGATCTGCAAGAAACTAATCAGACGTTGTGACCGAACCTCGTTTTGCATAAAGCTTTCAGTGCCACGAGCACGGATCTCAAGATCTCCTCGGATCTCTGGGTCAAAGTCAAACTGCATATTAAATGCAAACATAGCCTCACCTAATGGGCGAAGAAGATAATCGTCAAAGTTTTTAATTACA